TAAGCCAGTCACAACAGATCATTCAATACATGCAGTCATACCCACTTGAGCGCTATCGCCAGGAAGTGATTGATAAGATCCATGCGGCCAAGGTTGTTGAGCGCACGCTTCATGGTGAGGTTCGTGATGCAGCGTTGAGCCCATTTAAGCAATTCCAGCTTATAAATGGTGCAGAGTCGTTACATGAGGCAATCCTGAAAGATGGCACGCCTTCACTTGCTGAAGATGGAACCTTTGAGTTTAACGGAAAGGGGCTTAACCAGGTGTTTTGGCCGGTATCAAAACATGGTTGGAAGCGTTTTGACCTGCTTATGGATTACTTCAAGGCTCGCCGGGCAAATGAGCTTATGAAGCAGGGCCGTGAAAGGCTGTTCACAAAGCAAGAGATTGAGGCCGGGTTAAAGCTTGGTGTTACATACCCTGAGTTCCGTGATGTGTTCAAGGAGTATCAGGAGTTCAACAAGCGAATGCTGGACTTCTACGAGCAGATGGGCCTGATTGATGGGAAGCAGAAGCAAGCCTTTGCTGATGCCAACAAAAACTATGTTCCATTCCACCGGGTAATAGAGCGCCTTGAAGATGGTGATCAGGCTGGCACAACGTCAATCGGCAAGCGATTGAGTGGCGGCACTCAGAACGTGCGAGATATTGCTGAAAACATTGTTGAGGGCCTTTATTCAAATATCAGGGCGGCATTGATTGCCAGGGCGAAGCAGACGCTATACCGGGATATTATGACTAGCCAGGATGGATCACTGTTTGCTGTTAAGTTATCACCAGATAGCAAACTGGTTAAGGTTGAGCAAACTCAGATGGCGGCAAAAATTGCTGAAGCCATGGCTGATATTGGTCTAACAGTAAGCAAAGATGGAATGATTATGGCCGGCGATCCTGATGCGCAGATCACTGATGTTGATGATATTGCCCAGGCCCTTGAGTCTAACCCTGATCTGCTTAACTTCTGGACCTTTGGGCACAAGCCAACGACAGCAGAAACATACGTTGATAGTGCCATCATTGATGGTAAGCGCACCTGGTTTGAGGTTCGCAATCCGTTGCTGGTGGATATGCTAACCGGTATGAGAGGATTTAAGTCTGGCGCGTTGCTTAATGCCATGTTCCGCGTGAAGAACCTGCAAACTCGCACTGTAACGTCAATGCTTCAGTTCCTTGGTCCAAACGCTGTGCGCGATACACTGAGCGCCTTTGTGATCAGCAAAAACAAGTTCATACCAGTGTGGGATACCTTGATTGGTATGGGGCACGCCATATTCCACACCAAGCTTTATCGTGAGTTTCGTTTGCATGGTGGTGGCTATGGTACCCGTATCGAGGCAAGAACAGAGGAAACCAGAAAGCGCAGGCAGCTTGATCTGCCAAGCCGAAATATGTGGGATACCGCAGCCAAGTTTCTTGCTGGCTATGACCGCTTTGCTAGTGCGTTTGAGTACGGTAGTCGCCTTGGTGATTATCGCCGTGGCCGCCAAGCTGGAAAGAACGCGCTTGAGGCTGCATGGGAGGCCAGGGAAGTTGCAACAGACTTTAGCAAGATGGGGCGCAATGAGTTGTGGGCTAAGTTCCTTCGTACTGTTCCGTTTATGAATGCCGGTATTCAGGGCCTGGATAAAACAGCGCGAGAGATATTTGAATTGCGCGGTGAAATGAAGGGTAGCAACCTGGCAAAACTTGATGATGCTAAGGTGCGATTCCTGGCGGCTGGTGGCGTGCTAACTCTTATGACAGTGATCTTGTGGTTGCTAAATGAGGATGATGACCGGTACCAGGCATTGACGCCAGACCAAAAGGCACGCTTCTGGTGGATCTTCCTTCCTGGTGCAGAGAAGCCTCTTAAAATTCCGCGTCCATACGATATAGGGCATTTGTTCGCAACCATACCAGAAGTTAGCCTTGACTATATCAAGGAGCGTGATGGTAAAGAGGCAGCGCAGACGCTGGCATGGACCTTTGCTAATACGCTTGGTGTTGGTGATTACCCTGGCATATTCCAGCCAATGATTGAGGTGGCCAGGAATAAGAAGTTCACAGGCGCGCCTATTGTTCCTGAGAGGTTGATGCACGTTCCTAATGAGTATCAATTCACTGAACGCACGCCGCAACTGTACCGCAATCTTGGTGAAGCGCTTGGAGTGTCGCCATTGGTGGCTGAGCATTACATGAAAGGCTACTTGCGTTATGTTGAGGCATATATCTCAGATGGCAGTGAAGCCTTGTTGTGGAATGAAAAAGAGTGGGGGCCGCGTCCATTCGTTAAAGAGCCGATTGACTACCTGACCTATCAATTCCAGGGGCAACGTGTTCCTTATCGAACAAAATGGACTGAAGGTTATTTTGAATTGAAGAAAAAGGCAGCCGGCGCCAAGTCTGCATTTGACCTACTGACCTCACAAGCAATACGCGATCAGCAGCCAATGAAAGACTTTTCAGCCGACAAGGTTAATCAGTTGCTTATCAGCATGGATAACGCCTTTAGACAGATTGATGGTGCATTCAAGGACCAGGAAACGGTGCTTGCAGCAATCAAGTACAACCCGGACCTGACCAGGGATGAGAAGGAAAGGAGAATAGAAAACTGGTACCAGCAGAAGAACAATGCTCTTGCACAGTTCTATGAGCAGGCTAACAAGGCCCTGGAACAAGTTGAAAGCGATCTTTCCCAATAAGGTTAGCACGTTATAATGAACATTATTTAATAGGAGAGTAACACATGGCTGTATCAATGATTGGCCCTAAGTTTTACGCTTGGGACCGTAACGGCAAACCGCTGGCCTTCGGCAAGCTTTACACTTACCAGGCTAGAACAAATGTACCTAAACCAACATACCAGTCTGAAGACCAGGTTGTTGAAAACACTAACCCAGTGATCCTTAACGGCGAGGGCTATGCAGATGTTTATTTGGATGGTTCTTACAAAATGGTTCTCAAGGATGACAAAGATAATGAAATTTGGTCTTCTGACCCAGTTACCGCTGCAAAGGCTGAAGAGTGGAATGTTTGCCTTCCTGCTGAATATGTTTCATCAGCATCTTTCAGAGTGAATGGGAATTTCACCGCAGAATACGGGGCAGGGAGAAGGGTTAGAATTGACAACAATGTATCAGATTACTCTTACGCAACAATAAGATCATCTTCTTTTGCTGGCGGAATGACCACTGTAATTGTTGATGAGGCCGTAGTTTTAACTGGTGTTTTGGGTTCTTGCGTTTCAATTGTAGGGCCTGAGTCTTCCCCTAGAAACTCCTTCATTAGTGTCGATGATATGAAGGCATCAAATGTATCACCTGGCATTGTTGTAGAAACTCATTCTTACGGAGCGTTAACACCAAAGGATACGTCAGGGGCGGCGAGTTACAAAATAGTAACCGAATCTGACTATGGCGGCATTCCTGCTGATGGATCTGGGGATCATGTTCTTGACAATGGCAATGTAGCTATTCTAATAAAAGACTCTAAAGAGCAAGATGCAACTAAGTTTGGTATAAAGGCTCAAGCAGGTTTTGACAATGCTGACCTAATAACAGAGGCAGCTAAGGGTAATGATCTGTACATGCCTCGCAAGAGCGGAACGTATGAGGCCGGTCAGGTTGTTCCAACAATAAACTTTAACCTTGACGCAGGTTTTTCTTCCTTAAAGCTAACCTCAAAAACTCACCCATTGTTTTTTGACAATTCACTGGAGGTTAAAAATGACACATTTGTATTAAGAAACGCAAAGATAGACTTGAACAAAGATAATGTCACATTTGGTAACTTGGCTGGTGGGTGCGTATGGCTAGGTAAAGGCAATGACGCTGGATCACCGCTTGAGTGGGACACTGTAATAATTGAAAATGTGGATTGTGTAAACTCATATCGTGTTAATCTTAACTTCCTATCAATAGATAGGGTCTTTGTAAAAAACTATTCACTATTGAATGGCGGAATTGCTGGTAGTGGGTTATTTTCATATGGTGGAACAACAGAAAACTGTAGGAAGGTTGTTCTTGAAGATATTATTGTAAGAAATACATACGGTTTTGGGTGGCACTTATACCGATGTGATTATGTTGATGCTTGCAATGTGGAATTTACAAATTTGACCAAAGACGGTAGTGCAATTGGATTCACGTTAACTGAGTCTAAAAAAGTTCACATAAGAAACCATGTTGCACAAACTGACGGTGACGCACTTGAGATTAATGCTTGTCAAGACGTTATAGTTGAAAACTTTGATGTTAATGGTGGTAATCGTGGCTTGCTTCTTGGTGATAATGGTACTGGTATTGACAATCAACGGATCACTCTTCGCAACGGTGTGGTAACAGGTGGAGGTTCATTCTCAGCAGCGATCAACTACTGCCATAAATTGCTATGTGAAGATGTTAGATTTAACGGTCCGATCTCAGTCATTACCGCGCAGGGCGACCGCGCTTCGGATTTGCGTTTTAAGGCTTGCCAAATCGCACAGAACATCAACGGGTCACTATCTGATAGACGATTTATACACGAACAGACGCGATTCTTAGATTGTGTTTATAGCCAAAACGAAAACACGTTTGAAATGATGGATACTGGCGGTGTCGATTTAGCGCAGGATGAGTATATCGTCATTCCTATAAAGCCAGTGCTTAACAAGACAACTGTTTTTTATGTGGAAGTTTATGGAGAATTCATATCGGCTGGCTCGGAGCAGATGGGGTGGAGGCGCTACCAGTGCGTTTATAAAGGCGTTGCCGATGCTAACCTTAATGACTTGCTAATAACGCTAGAGGATGAGGAAAACGGTTCCATTGCTGCACGTTATCTTACTCTTGAAGTTGTCGGGGGAGAGATGCGAGCAACAAACAAAGGCGCGATAACTATCAACGGCAACTTCTGGTTACATGGTGTTCGCCGTACTCGTGCTAAAGATCGCCCGTTCCCGTAGTCAGTAGTGTTGCGCTTGCGTGCATGGATTGCTCTCAAGCGCAATTTTCTTATAGTATTCTTTCAATTTCACGAATCCGGGCATTGTATTTTGCCCGGTTCTTTTCTAACTCTTCCCAAGACCATTTGACCGGGGCGGTATTTGATTCGCAATAGTCAATGATGGTTTGGACCTCTTCCTCGCCAAAGCGTTCCTTTAATCCTTGCTTGTATCCTCTTGTTGTCTTGGTTCCTTCAATGTCACCTGATAGGTTCATGTTGCATCGGTGGTTATGCTGAAGGTAGGTATTCTTTGGAGCGTATCGAAGCCCTGGCTGAGCGCCGCGAGTTTTTAAATGTATTGGAAGCTTGTGCTTACAAAGCAGGAGCAATCACAAGATTGGCCAGACTTCCATATTTCATTGGAGCAGTTGTAAAAAAAAGGCCCTTCGGGGCCTTATTTCATTCCTTTAATGGTCACTATCCCTTTCTCAATTAGCCGGCGCCAGGTGCGAACCATTGCCCGGCGCATGTACCATTCGCGTTCTTCACTCGTCATTGACGCGTTATTGTTGCGCCTGTCTATCGCATCATGGCAAGCGTGGCACGCATAGCACGCGCTAATATCGTCAGACTTGGTACTCATTCCGTTTGATTCGTCAGGCAGGTGAGCAAGGATGGTTGTTTGCCAGTTGAAGTTGCACACGCCAACTATCTGAAGTGTGCATTCTTCATCCCTGGCGCTATCGCGTAGCTTCTTGGATTCGATTTTCATAGCAGCCCCATCATTTTATTTGTCTTTGCATATTCCCCAAAAGCTAACATGGCTCTTTTGTCATATTCTTTTGCGGCTTCAATAGGGCAGTCGTAGTGACCTATCTGAATTACTTTCCCGTTAATGCCAATTGCGGCTCGGTATTTCTGTTCTCTGCTATGGAATGAAACACCTTTAAATCCAGATGAATTACCCTTCCTTACTTTGGTGTTTGCCCTGTTATTTGTCATGCTAGCAGGTCTTAAATTTGACCAAGAATTGTTTGTTTTTACCGTGTCCTTGTGGTCGATTGCTTTTGGCATTTCACCTTTCATGTATAGGTATGCAAGCCTGTGTGCAAGGTGTGATCTTCCATTTATCCAAATGGATACATACCCTTTTTTAATTGTTCCGGCTCGTTTCCCTGAAAATCGACCGTTCCACTGGTTGCAGTTAAGTTCAGACTTGAAGTGTTCGATGCTTCGTTCGCGCCAAGTGAATATTCCAGTTTCTGGATTATAATGAAGCAGCTTTTTAAGCTGTGATTGAGTAATCATATTAACCTCGTGTTAGTTAATTCGTGAATGTGGATGCGGCAACCTGTCACGATTCAGGCTTTCGGGAGCTAACCTAGCCGCAAGCAAAGATTATCCAAATTGCAGCAGCTGATCAACAGCCGCTTGCGCTTCTTGTTCAGTGCTGAACGTCTTTGACAGTATAAATCGCCACACGACAGAGAAACACTGCTTATAAAAATCCCTGAATTGGTCCTGATCCATGCTGTTAAAATTTATGCTTCTGGTTCGTTTCATAATTCCAACAGGCGTTTCAACCAAGTCATAATGCCCAACTTCAAGCTTTAGCCATTCCAGAAGCGCATCAAGTGACTTCTCAGGCGCTTGAATTTGCTCAGAACGCCGTTCATTCAGTTGCCGTAAGTATTCATCCTGAGCGCGCCTTACAGCTCCAGTGTTGCCACCTTGCTTATCAAGCCATGATGCAAACCCTGATAGCGTCTTTCGCTCAGCTGGCGTTATTAGGCCTCCAGAAGGTTCCCAATACTCCATTGCCAAGCCAAGCAAGCCACCAAAGAACATCCGGTGGTGTTGTATCGAGCGCGGCTTTAGCATGACAGCCTTAACGCGTACACCTTGGCCAAGCTTCCAGGATTTAACCAGGTCCTGATCGGTTTGTGTTACCGGGCGCAATGATCCGTCCTGGCACTTCACCAGTGTTATTTCAGTTGCCATGGTTAGCCTCATAAACAGCGTTTGCAAAACCTCTTGGTGTTGCGCTTCTGATATTTTTTGTTTTTAGTGACTTGCCGCCAAGTTTTTTGTGTTGGTCAGAATAGCCATCATCTACTTGCACTGGTTTTCGCTCAGGCTCAATAAATCCATTGCCATGCCAGATGCAAGTTTTCTTTGGGTACGCGTCACGAGGTTTTATGTAATCAGGATATTCAGGGTGTTGATCGCATTCAGGTAGGTATCCGCCGTATTCCCATGGATGAAAACTAAAATCAGGCTTTCGCCAAAGAGTAGAAAGTACGGAAACAGGATTTTCAGCACCCCATTTGCAATCACAGGCAATGCCAACTTGCTCAACAAGCTTGGCAAGCTTGGCAGCATTTTTTTGAATATCTGGATCAGCTTCAAGTTTTTTTGCAAAGTGCGCTGCACCAGAAACAGCTAAGTGAGTACATTCTGGAAATCCAAAAACAAACTCAACGCCAGTGCCTACCAAATCACGGACAATAGCCGCTTGATACTCAAGACCTTCAGGGAAAAACCACATACCAACCTTCACATGCAGTCCTTCTTTTGTAACGCCGGGTTTGTGTTGCCCATCAAAGCACCAGCACTCATATCCAGCGGCAATCCATGGCTTTGCCATGTACCCTGTGAAGTCGTATAAAAAAATTGCCTTTTTCATTCGTTTTCCTTGTGTTCAAGTTGCATCATTGCCATGGCCTGGCTGATTGATACCGGGCCTTTCTTCTGGTTTGAACCAGATTGATGGACCAGTAAAGCCTGGCGAGTGTCACCGATTAGCACAGGCTCAGGTATTGCATCCATGTGTCCGGTTCGTGAGTTTGACGCCTCAGTAACTCCAATTAGTTTTGATGGGTACCGTTCAGGTGGCCGGTTCAAGTATCCCTTGTAGCGCTTGGTAAACTCATTGCGCTTGAATGGGAGCTCATCATTAGTGATCTTGCAGAGCTCTATCCAGCCGCCCATATCCTCAATGCACGCCATGATTGCTGGCTCATCAAATACCACTGTCCCGTATGAACCAATGCGCTCAATGGTGTTTTCAACCTTTGACCATGCTTGTAGTGATCGGCTTTCTGGACCACCGTCAATGTGTCTAACCAGGTCGGCAGGCTTAGGCATGAATCTACCGTCACCTGGATCATTGATATGCGCATCAAGGGCGCGCTTAATATCTGCCAGGTTATAGCGATACAGCGCACGAAAGGCCATGCCAAGCGCGGCGTCACTTGGCTGTTTCCCGTATAGCTCGCAAGTCGCAGACCATACGGCGGTGAAGTGAGGGAAGTCAGACTTTTGCATTGCGGTGTTCCTCAAGTTTGTTCATGCACAGATCCACCACACGGTTGCAGGTAGCAACGTCCATAAGTCCGATATGGCAATCCTCTTGGTTAATTCCTAATTGATCAGCAAGCCAGGCGTAGGCTTCATTGCGCTGCATGATTCCATCTTGCCAAAGCCAGTCAAAAGCCTGGTGAGCATTGCCTTTAGCTTTTCGCAAAACCTTATCGGCAAGCCTTCCAAGTGGCTTGTCACCGTCACCCTGGCCATTGCCAGGCTTGTGGCATCCAACGTATGCAGGCGGGTGCCCGTTATCGCAGTGCCAGAATTTCAGGTGATACAGGTCGCGCCGGTGTGGGTATATCACTTCGCCGGTCACAAGGTTTGCGGTATTGCCGCAGTAGTCACAAATCACTGTCATGGTTTGATCCTTAGTCTGGTAAGTCGTCAATCATCGCGCTGGCTCTATCGGCCTGGTTTCTTACGCGGCTTTCAAATTGCTCAAGGGTTTCTGTGCCTGGTCCGTTCAGGTAGGTTGGTTGGAACTTGGCTACGTTGTTGGCGAATTGCTCAACCTTGTCACCAGAGCGGCAAATCAAAGTCAGATCATCGTAGACAGTACCAGAGTCGTTTTGCCCCATGTGGTGAGGTGACTTTGCACAACCTTCGATTGCCTGCTTGATCTGGTCTACCGTGTAACCTTCCTTGAGTCTTGCCTCAACACACTTCTTGCGCTTGTCGGTAAGCTTGGCTTGTGATGTTTTTCCCATGGTTGTGACCCAGTGGTCGAAAACTTCTGTCACCTGGTCGCGTGTTTGGCGCGACATATTATTCCTTTCCCTTTCCTTTTCCCTTTCCTTTTCCCCTTCTGCGGCGTGCTCTACGCGTGGTTCACGCGTGACAAGTTCAGTGCCTTTTGTTTGCTCAGGCTCAGTAATTGCGGGGCTTTCAGGCTTGGTTCCTTCATTGGTGAGGGTGCCAGCTGACATATCAGGCAGCGTTGACTCACTTTCCCGGTTGTTTATGTGCTGGTGGCGCGTAAAAGTAGGAATGCAGCCATAAAACTCACCTTCAACTTCGTACTTCACGAGAAAGTCACGCGAAGCTAACGCGTCAATAACGCGTTCAAAGTCGAGATCATCATAGGGTAATATATCCAGCTTCAACTGCTTAGGGCGCCAGCGAAAGCGCCCGGCTTTATCACAAACACAGAACAAGCCGATGAAGGCCAGGCGAACCGGTAAACCGGTTTCTAGTTCTAAGTCGTGTAGGTCCTCATGCCTGAACAAGTCAGGCTTCACTGTTCGTATGCGTGCCATGGTTATTCCTTGTTGTAGTCCTGTTCCCCCAATGCAATAAATTCAGATGCAGTGAGCTCAAAGATTGCAGCCAGCTTTTCAATGTTCGCCAGGCTTACCCGTTCAGAGTTCGCAATAGTGCTGGTGCGCGTGCGGCTTATGCCAAGTTGCTCAGATAGCCAGGTCACGGTCTTACCGCGTTGTGCCAGGGCTACCTTTACTGAGCGGCCAATGTTCATGTTCTATTCCTCATTGGTGGTTTGATGATTCGAGTGAATGCTACAACGAGAAATTAAAAAAAGCAAACATTACTCTTGACACCTGTATTATATGGCTGTAAATTTCAACTCAACGCTGATACGGAGAGTGAGCCGTTATGAAGAAGAAAATTAAGTATGCCGCGTTAGTGGCTGCAATGATTGGGCTTTTTGGGATAGTTGGTTCAATGGATTACCAGGACCAACTTGATCAGGAGGCGCATTACTGCCAGATGGTCGAGCAAGGCTACTGGCCAAACTTCAACCCTGAAACAAACTGCGATAAGGAGAGTGGCAATGACCGCTAATACCCTGCCCGAAACAATCAAGGTGAAAATCTATATCCAGGTTTCACCGCATAATGATGAGCCGCAAGCCTTCACTTCAGATATGAGCGAGTATGGTTATATTCATCTTGGCACTGATGAAGTGATCGTTGCTGTTCCTCAAACTGACCGCGTGATGGCTGAGATTGAAATGCTGGAAAAGACAGCAGATAAAATCAAGGCTGAAACTCACGCCAAGCTTAAAACGATTGATGACCGCATTCAGTCATTGAAAGCGCTTGAGTACAAACCAGGTGATGACGATGAGTGATAAAAACCTATCTATCTGGAAGCAGGTTGACGAAACAGCGCCGGGTTACACCAAGGCTTCAGAGCTTAATGGTCGAATCGTTACCAGTATCAACGGCACTTACATGGTTAAGCGTGCAACTGAGGTTTTTGGCCCTATTGGTAAAGGTTGGGGTTATGAGATCACAGAGGAGCGCTTTGACCAGGGTGGCCCAATTATCCACAACGGCAATGTTCTTGGTAACTCAATCATGCACACCATTAAGTTAACGCTTTGGTACCTGGATGACGAAGGCGAGCGCCGCGAAGTTAGTCACTTTGGTCACACGCCTTATGTGCTTGGCACTCACTATGGCTCAATGACTGACTTTGACGCGCCAAAGAAAAGTCTGACAGATGCAATCAAGAAGTGCCTTTCCATGCTTGGCTTTAGTGCTGATGTGTACCTTGGACTGTTTGATGATCAGACATACGTTGAGGCAGCACGCGTTAAAGAGTCGGTGAAAAAGGCTGATGACGCAGATGCCGAGCTTATTAAGAAGCGTCAGGAGTTTGGCGAGTGGGCAGAAGGTGAGCTTAAAGCTTATGCGCAAATTCCTAACAAGGCGGCCTTGCGCACAGTTCACCAGGGACACCTGAAGAAGATTGCCAGACAATGCCAAGTGCTTGGTATTGATCAAGAAAAGGCGAAAAAGCCGTTTGTTGATGCCTTCCAGGCTCGCATGGATGAAATAGCGCCAGACGTTGACCTTGTTTGTGCAGATTGTGGTGTTGTCGGAAAGGGCAAACCAGATAGTAAGTGCCCTGAATGTGGCGGAAAAAGAAGCCCGGAATAATCCGGGCCTAAATTGACAGTGATCCAAAAGGAGAAACCCTATGACTTCACTAAACGAAGTTAACATTGAAACCGGAAAAGTTGAAGTAGAAGTTTTCAACAAGACCGAAGCGGCGCTTGCTGAATTGCGTGAGCGCTATGGTGTTGTGCCAAGCCTCGATACCGAGGAAGGCTACAACTTTGTGAAGGATGGATTGAAAGAGCTTGTTAGTTTGCGAACTTCACTTGACGCAGAGCGTAAGCGAATTAAGCAGCCATACCTGGAAGCCGGGCGAATCATTGATGCTGAAGCAAAGCGCATTACTGAGGCATTGGTTGAGCTCGAAACGCCAATGAAGGATGCCAAGAAAGAGTTTGATGACCGCGAAAAGCGCATGAAGGAAGAACGCCTTGCACGCTTGCGCACCAAAATTGAAGGTATCCGTTCTTGGGTGGTCCGGGCTCGCAACCAGCAAAGCGCCACTATTGCTGAAATGATTGAGGAAGTTGACAGCATTGATACAGCTGAGGACTTCTTTGAGCTAAGCAAGGAAGCAGCTGAAGCCAAAAACGAAACACTTGAGCGCCTGAATGAAATGTACACCGAGCGCCTGGCGTTTGAGCGTTCAGAGCAGGAGCGCAAACAAGCAGAAGAAGCGCGCAAGGCTATGGAGCTTCAGCAGCAGATTGGTGAGCGTATCAACAAGCTACGCATGATCCCAATGGATTTAATGGGCAAGAAGGCGGCAGAGATACTGGCTAAGATCGCAAGCTTGAGAAATTATGAGCCACCGGCAGCGGAGTTTGGCGATCGCCACCAGGAAGCGCTTGATGCTCACAAGCAGGTTATCACTCAGCTTGAAACTATGGCGGCTCAGGCTGAAATGGTTGAACAGGCAGAAGCTAAGAAGGCTGAAGAAGAAGCGGCCAAGCAAGCAGCTGAGCAAGAAGCAGCAGCTGAGCAGGCGGCAAAGGCTGAGGCTGAGCGCAAAGAGAAGTTTCCAGGCGTTGATATTGACGCGATTCACCATAAGCAAGAGGCGAAAGCCAATGAGGTTGCACCAAAACAAGAAGAACCAGAGCAGGACCGCGAAGTAACCATTAAGGTTGTGTGCGACAGTTCAAACAGCAGCGCAATTTTAAGCCTGCTTATGGATCAGTACGCGGTTGATATTGTTGGTGATGAGTTCACCGGCTTTGTAGTGACAGTTAAATAAATCAAAGGCGGCCATTGCGCCGCCATTAGGAGAAACCATGAAACCAATTATCTTTTACGACACAGAAACAACCGGCTTGCCAGACTGGAAAGTGCCAAGCGATAGCGAGCACCAGCCTCACATGGTTCAGTTGGGCGCAATCCTGGCTGATGAAGAAACCCGCAAGGTTATCAGCACGCTTGATGTGATCATTGCGCCAAATGGCTGGGCTATCCCGGCTGAAGTGTCAGAAATTCACGGTATCACTGAAGATATTGCCAATCAGGTTGGTGTTAACGAAGAAGATGCCATTGTGCTGTTTACTCAAATGTGGGGCGGTGCAAAGCGTGTTGCTCACAATAAGACGTTTGATCAGCGCATTATCCGTATTGGCCTGAAGCGTTACGGCCATCCTGAAACGCTAATGGGTGAATGGGCAGATAAAGACAGCCATGAATGCACCATGCTTATGGCTAAGCCTATCATGCAACTTTTGCCGAAAAACAAATATGGATTCAAGAGCCCCAAGCTTGAAGAAGCCTATGAATATTTCACCGGCAAAAAACTTGAGAACGCTCACACAGCACTGGCAGATGCGCAAGCGTGCATGGAAGTGTATTGGGCAATGCAGGACCTGAAGAACAAGGAAGAAGCCAATGCTGATACTAACGCGCAGTATTAGTGAGAAATTGATCATCGACACCGGGCGAGAAGTGATTGAGATAGTCCCGCTTGGCGTCAATGGTTCCCAGGTAAAGCTGGGAGTTAACGCCCCGCGTGATGTTGAAGTTCACCGCGAGGAAATTTACGACAGAATCCAACAGGAGAAAAACCGTGGATGATAACGCAGTAGAAAAAGAGATCCAGGACAAGGGGTTAACGGCCCCGCGTATCACGCCGGCGCGCATTGATAGCCTTGTCGCTGATCTTAACGTCCATTGCTATGTGGTGCCTGGCACTACTACGACAGTGGCAACAGCATTCCTGAGCAATGGCTTCAGTGTGGCGACCGAGATAAGCGCGTGTGCCAGTCCTGAGAACTTTGATGCAGAGCTTGGTATGAAGATAGCTAAGCAGAATGCTGAAGAATCGGCGCGTAAAGAGTTGTGGCGCCTTGAAGGGTACCGCTTGAAGTGCCAGCTGCAAACGCTGGACAGCCTTGCGGAATGGTGTGACAAGCATGGCGTAAGCCTTGAAGCGTCACAGGAGCTTGAATCAATCATTTATGGGGTGGACCTATGAGCACCAAAGTAGACCAATTTATTGCCGACCTTGATGGCGGCGTATTCGAGGAGAAGCTTTCTGCAATCCTCAGTGATGTTGCCGCGTCAGTAATTGACCATGGCAAAAAAGGCACTGTCAGTATCACGCTTGATATTAAGCAGATCGGCAGCAGTCACCAGGTACAGATTGACCATGTGCTGAAGTACAAGCGCCCAACGTCAAAAGGCTCAATCAGCGAGGATAACTCAACCAGCACGCCAATGTACGTTGGTACCCGTGGTGCGCTTTCGTTCTTCCCTGAGAACCAGGGGCAGATGTTCGACAAGAAAGGCGAGCCTTCAGACAAGGTGAGCGCTTTCCCGAACACCAAGAAAGTCAATTAATCGCCGGGCGCCTGGTGCGCCCTATGTAAAAAATCTTACTTAAAGGTAAAAAATATTATGGATAAATCAGCAATCGAGCAGATCCAGCAGGCCCAAACAGCAGAATCGGTACAAGCTGCATTGGATAAAGTTAACCTTCAAACGCCAGTAGTTGTGACGCCTGAAAAGTTCGACATTCAGAACCTTGAGCGCTACCTGGCTGGCCGCGTTCGCTATCGTGGCAACATGAGCACAATCAGCCCTGAAGATTTTGTGCGCTACTGTACTGACCATGACCGAACTGGTGCCGCCTGCTTTGTTGATCCTGAAGCCATGAATGCAGTTACCGTATTCAACCTTGGCACAGAAGAACAACCAGGCCATGCAGACTACACCGCCAAGCTTCAGCTTCAGAAAACGGCAGAGTATCGCGCTGTGCTTGGTATTGATGGCAGCAAGATGAGTCAAAAGACGCTGGCAGAGTTCTTGGAAGATTGGGGTGATCATATCCAGGCATACAATGCTGAAGGTGATGCTATTGCATTAACCAAGGCAATCAGCGCAGTGCGCCGCCTGACTATCGAATCAAGCCGCAAGGAAGATCACGAAGTTCAGGACTTTAAGGCAAGCCGTAGCGCCCTGGAAAATGTTGAAGCGCGCAGTGATCACGGTATGCCTTCAGGGTTCTGCTTCACCTGCATTCCTTACAACGGCCTGGCAGAACGAAGCTTTGAATTGCGTCTATCTGTGCTGACTGGCGGTGAAGCGCCGGCGCTGGTGGCTCGAATTAAACGCCTTGAAGCAGTCCAGGAAGAAATGGGTCAAGAGTTCATGGAGTTGTTGAACGACAGCTTTGAAGATTATGAGCTGATCACATACTTAGGTAAGTTCAGCGCTTAACAGGGGAGGCCCGGCCATGCGCCGGGCTTTTGTTACATGCCAATAATGACAATGCTTCAGCTGGGGGTGCCATTCAAAGTGGCATACGCAGCAGCTGGAAAGGAGGTGACAGTGGAAGAAATCAAAGACCTTCACAAAGCCAACGAATTAATACGGATGCAGCAAGCCAACATTGAGTTGCTGGTGGAGTTGCTTGATGTATCGCGCCGTGAATATGGATCACTGGCTCAGAAGTATGAGAAGCACATGAACGGCGAAATAAGAGGTCAGGCGCAAGAGTTGATAAAAGCGTTTGACCAGGTAATTGAACAAGCCAGGGGTGAATGCGTTGACCGCCAGCATGGTGTTATCAGCGCTGAAGATGAAGCCTGGCAAACTTTGGAGAAAGCTAATGGGTAAATTCTCAAGTAACTTAACCGATCGGCAAAGAGCAAAGCGAGTTGAAGAACAAAAGCTAATGCTCATTGCCAAAACATGCCATGAGGCAAACAGAGCTTATTGCCAGGCAATGGGTGATGATTCACAGCCATCATGGGAAGAAGCGCCGGACTGGCAAGTGAAAAGCGCCATAAATGGTGTGGCCTTCCATATCGTCAACAAAAGCGCAGGGCCTGAAGCTTCACATAATAGCTGGATGGCAGAGAAGGAGGCTGATGGCTGGGTTTATGGTGAGGTTAAAGATCCTGAAGCAAAAACTCATCCTTGCATGGTGCCATTCGAACAACTTCCAAAAGAACAACAGGCCAAAGATTATATTTTCAGGTCTATCGTTCACGCTCTATCGTGAGGTGATGTATGGCACGCGGAATTAACAAGGTGATCATCGTTGGGAATTTAGGGCAGGACCCTGAAATCAGATACCTACCCAACGGAAATGCAGTTGCTAACCTGAGCATTGCCACCAGCGAACAGTACAAAGACAAGCAGACAGACCAGCCGGTAGAAAAAACCGAGTGGCACCGTGTTGTGCTGTATGGGAAGCTGGCAGAAGTAGCCGGCGAGTACACGCGTAAAGGCTCAAAGCTTTACGTTGAAGGTAAACTACGCACGCGCAAGTGGCAGAACCAGCAAGGGCAAGATCAGTACACTACTGAGATTGTTGTCGGTCCTGGTGGTGAGTTTCAAATGCTTGATAGCAAGCCTCAAGGCCAACAATCCGGCAATTCCGGACAGTTCCAAGGCCAACAAAGCAGCGGTTACGCTCAGGCCAAGCAGGGAGTAAGTCAAAGACAGAGTGCGCCGCCTCAATACAATGAGCCGCCAATGGATGACTGGGATCAAGACATTCCATTCTGATGTGTTGTTGTCGTGCGCCTCACGCGTGGGGCACGCGACAAAGCGCCTTAACTCATTGATGATGAATATGGACCGCCAGCGAAACCGATTATAAAGAGGCTGACTTATATTGACATTGGTTTATAATCAACCCTGTATTGACAATAAAAACGGGGTGTTCTATGGCGTTCAAATTTAGTGAAAGAAGCAAGAGCAGGATGGCCGGCGTTCATCCTGAGCTTGTTTTGGTGTTTCACGAAGCTTTAGCTGTATCACCTATCGACTTTGGTATCCCTGAGTATGGCGGTTTAAGGAGTGCGGAAGAACAGCACTCGCTATTCCTGGATAACAATAGCAAGGCCGATGGTTACAACAAGCTAAGCAATCACCAGTCTGGTAATGCGCTGGACTTCTACGCCTACCTTAATGGTTCGGCAAGTTTTGATAAGGTTCACCTGGCAATGGTGGCCGCAACAATCCTTTCGACAGCTGAGCGATTAAAAGCGCAAGGCAAGATCACAATTTCACTACGATGGGGCGGCACGTTTGGTAACAAAGGCCGATCTTTCCATGGTTGGGACTATCCGCACATGGAGGTTATCAATGCTTGATTTATTGATAGGTCCAGTGACAAGTATCATTGATAAGCTGATACCGGATAAGGAAGCAGCCGAAAAAGCAAAACTCAAGCTTATTGAGTTGCAACAGAATGGCGAACTGGCAGAGCTTAATGCAATGGTTGAGCTCAATAAGGCCCAAGCTGAAATCAACAAGCAGGAAGCGGCGCATAAGTCTTTATTTGTAGCAGGCTGGCGCCCATTCATTGGATGGACTTGCGGTATAGGCGTATTCTGGCAGTTTGTCGGGTACCCGGTAGCAACATTCATCATATCCACCACTGGCGCTGTAGCAACGGTGCCAACAATCCCAACAGATAACCTTTTCGAGCTCATCCTCGCCATGCTTGGTATGGGAGGCTTGCGCACATACGAAAAGCTGAAGGGTAAGGCAAGGGAAAAGTAAATGGCACGCAGAGCAGCAAAGACTGACGCGAACCAGCAGGAGCTAGTTGAAGTTATGAGGGGTATGGGTGTTAGTGTGGAGATCACAAGCAGCGCCCATGATGGCATGACCGATCTGGTTGTTGGCTATGGTGGCATTACCGTATTGGTAGAAGTAAAGGACGGGGACAAAGTTCCGAGCAAGCGCAAGCTGACACCGGCGCAAGTGAAGTTCCATGGAGGGTTTAAGGGGGCTATCACTGTGATTGAAACCGTTGATCAGGCTATCGCCCTGGTGAACGAGATCCGCAAGGTGGCAGCCCAGGTCAAAACTAACTGGAATATGGGGGCGGTAGCGTATGCCTGATGGTCAAGGCGGTTCAAACATTATCAAGATGCTGGTTGATGCTGGCCTTGGGTACCTGTGGTTCATATTCCTTGCGATATGGGGTGGCACCGTGTCTTACATTAACCGAGTCAGAAAAACCAAGATGCCATTTTCCCTGATCGAGCTCGTTGGCGAGTGGACCATAAGTGGCTTCGCTGGACTCATTACCGCGTACTTGTGCGCAGAGATGGGTATGAGCTTCTACATGACAGCAGCATTAACCGGGATAAGCGGCCACATGGGAGGCCGGGCAATCTTCATTATGGAAAAGTGGTTTCAACATCGTTTGTACTGGAAGCCAGAGAACGGCCAAGCGCCATTCAGTACCGGTAAGGATGATGAGGAATATCCGACAAAGAAGGACTAGGACATGAGTGTAACGCTGACAGAAGAACAGCTTGAGCTTGGCAGTAAGCTGACACCGCTTCAGCGTAAGACTGTTATCAACCTGGCTACAGGGAAAATGAGCCAGCGTGAGGCGTATTACGCAGCTGGTGGCAAGACAAAGAGCGAGAAATCAGCTGATGCAATAGTTAGTCGTATGCTAACTGACGCTAAGGTGAAGAAGTTTTATGAGTCACTAATGAATGCAGCCGCCAGTGATGCAGTAATGACAAGACAGGAGGCGCTCGAAAGGCTCACGCGTGCAGCACGCGTCACGATGACAGATATTGCTGAATTTGCTGAGCAGGTTGTTGGTGAAGATGAAGATGGCAACCCGGTAAAGCAAACAGTGTGGCGAATCAAGAACAGTGATGAGCTCACGCCTGAAGCGGCAGCGGCAATCAAGTCTGTTACAGCCACCAAGTTTGGGCCAAAGCTTGAGTTGCATGATCCACATAGCGCTATCAAGCAGATTGCAGACCTGGAAGGATGGAATGCACCAAGCAAGCATGAAGTGACCGGTAAGGATGGTAAGCCATTGCAGATCCAGGCTGATGTTAAGTCGCCGGACATTGCCGAAGCTATCAACAAGGTACTTGAGCGTCTATGAGTGATCTTGAGCACCTACCGAACGGGCAGCCTATCCGCTTATTGAAGTGGGAGGATATGACGGACGCGGAGAAGATAGCCGTTAAGGTGATGAGTGAAGCCTCTTTTGAGGCTTTTATGCGTATCTGGTTCCAGCTATTGCAGGGCCAATACTTCAGGAAGAACTGGCACCACACTTATGAATGCCAGCTTGCTGAGCAGGTTTACCAAGGAAAGATTAAGCGCGGCATTGTGAATGTGGCGCCAGGCTCAACCAAAACAGAGATATGGTCAATACACTGGCCTGTGTGGTGCATCATCCAGTGTATCAAGGAAGGCCGCTCAACCAGGTGGCTACCGCTTAGCTATTCTGATGACCTGGTAACAGAGAACAGCGCCAGGGTAAAAGAGATTATCGACAGTGAGGAATTTCAATCCTTGTGGCCGATGAAGCAGAGCAAGGATACCAAGGGCAAGAGTGACTGGAAGTACCATGACCAGAACGACAACATGCACCGAATGTTTGGTACCAGTATCAACGGCCAGGTAACAGGACGCCGGGCAGGCTTCATGCAAGAAGGCTTTACCGGGGCGCTTATCCTTGATGATCCGATGCCACCTAAAGACCAGAACAGTGCGAAGGTGATGGATAAGGGTAATAAGCAGTTGAACCGAGTCGTGCGCTCACGTTTGGCACATGATGGTGTGCCTATCATTATGGTTCAGCAGCGCATAGGTAAAGGCGACAGCACCGACTTCCTGTTAAGTGACAAGGCACCGGATGATTACCTTGTGTATAAGGTCCCGGCGCTCATTGACAGGGAATACCTGGATTCGTTGCCGGCAGATATGCGCGAGGCGTGTATCAATGACACCAAGTTCACCGGCAAGCGCACCAGCTACTGGCCAGACAAAGAACCAACAGAGGTGTTACTCGCAATGGAGAAAGCAGACGCGTATATGTTTAGCTCGCAGTACCAGCAAAACCCTGATGAAGCACTGGCTGAAGGCGTTGTGTACAAGAAAGAGGTTGAGCTACTTATTGAAGAAGGCCGCTATTGTGCTATCCCGGTTGAGAAGTCATTGCCGGTTTATACGTTTTGGGATCTTGGTATCAATGACGATATGGTTGTTTGGCTTATGCAGCCGCACCGCAAAGAGCTACGCATGATTGCCTGCTATGGCAATAACAACGAAGGCATGGAGCACTATATCAACTGGCTGCATGACTTTGCCGACAAGTACGGTATTCGATACGCCGAGCATTTAGGACCGCATGATCTGGCAGTTCGTGACCTGATGACCAAGCGTAGCCGCATTGAGGTAGCCAAGACCATGGGTATCAAGTTCACGCTGGTTGAGCGTTGTAAGAGCAAGCGTGACAGTATCAACGCTTTGAAGATGCTGTTTCCGCGTATCTGGATTGATAACGCCAGGTGTGAAAAGGGATGGGATGGCCTCAAGGCATTGCGCCGTGAGTGGGATCACGACAATGAAACATTCAAGGACCAGACCGGGCCGAAGTGGGCAACAAACTACACTGATGCAATCCAGCAGATGGGCTTGCATTGGAAAGACAAAGAACCGAAGAAGCCAGCCAAGCCAATGCCTATGGGTACCGGTGGCTGGATGGGAGCCTAGACATGACAGAAACAAAAATTATAAGCGCAGCAATGCGAGAGCTTGCAGCAACAATACAATCTGATGATGGCGTTGCTAATGCAGCGTGCTATGAGGCAGCAGAAAGGATTGATGATCAGGACAGAAGAATCAAACAGCTTGAGTCTGCCATATCTGAGACTCTTAATGATAATGCACACTTGGCTGATGGGGATGTTTGCACGCTTATAAAGCTGAAGCGGGTTATTCATGGCGAACCAAAGCCATTAACAGATGAGCAGCTGCATTTTCAGCGCTTTGCAGATTAACAGGAGACAACCATGCTACCAGGTAATGAACCGATTAAGACCAGGGAAGACGACAGCCAAGAGGCAATGCTTCAGGAAATACGAGAGCGAGCGGAGCACGCCGTTACTTGTTGGAAGCATAACTTTGATGCAGCCCAGGAAGATATTTCATTCCTGGCCGGCCAACAATGGCCTGAGTCTGTGCGCAAGGAACGGGAGGATGAGGGCCGCCCATGCTTGACGCTGAACAAGTTGCCTCAATACGTTGACCAGGTGTTAGGTGATCAGCGCCAGAACCGCCCGGCAATCCAGGTGCATCCAGTTGAGGCTAATGCCACTAAGGACACCAGCAAGGTGCCAAACGTGGCCGGCACTTCTGATTACAGCCTGGCAGAAGTGTATGAGAGCCTGATCCGCAACATCGAGTACACCAGCAACGCAGAAGCGCACTATGACAACGCATTCCAGCACGCCGTTGAAGGTGGCTTTGGTTGGTTGCGCGTTCTCACAAAGTACAGCACTGATGATTCCTTTGACCTTGACCTGTGCATCAAGAGTATTCACAACCGCTTTGCTGTGTTGATGGACCCGGACGCAACAGAGCCAGACTACAGTGATGCAAACTGGTGTTTTATCAGCGAGCGCATGAGCAAGGCAGAGTTTAAAAAGCGGTACCCAGGAAAAGCCGTTGGTGATCTGAGTGATGCTGAGCGTGGTGAGTACAGCTGGTGGACCAATGAAGAAGGTGTGCGTGTATCTGAATACTTCTACCGTGAACCGGTAACTCGCAAGCTGTTATTGCTCAGTGATGGCCGTACCGTGTGGGAAGATGAAGTAAAGGATGTGCTTGACGAGTTGCGCGAGCTTGGCACGACAGTCACGCGTGAAAGACGCGTCAAAACCTACAAAGTTAAATGGATGAAGGTTACTGCATACGATGTGCTAGAAGGCCCGGTTGATTGGCCTGGCTCAACCATTCCTGTGGCACCTGTGCTTGGTAAGGAAATGGTTATCGGTGACAAGACCTATTACCGTGGTCTGATTCGCTTTGGTAAGGATGCCCAGCGTATGCACAACTACTGGATGACAGCAGCAACAGAGCGTGTTGCATTGGCACCAAAAGCGCCGTGGGTAGCGCCGGCAGAATCAATTGAAGGCTATGAGGAAGAATGGAACCAGGCAAATCGCAAGAACATGAGCGTTCTACGCTATAACGCTTTACCAGGTGTTGACCGTCCTCAGCGTGATATGCCGGCCAGTATGCCAGCGGCAGAGCTTCAGCTTGCATTGAGCGCTACCGATGAAATGAAGGCCACCATTGGCCTGTATGATGCGAGCGTTGGCGCCCAGGGGAATGAGCAAAGCGGCAAAGCCATCCTTGCACGCCAGCGTCAGGGTGATCGCGGCACCTTTGCCTATATCGACAACCTGAGCCGGGCTATTCGCCGTGTTGGTCAGATCCTGATTGAGCTTATTCCGCGAGTGTATGACAGTGACCGCGTGTTGCGCTTGCGCTTCCAGGATGGTGAAGGTGATTGGGTTCAGATAAATCAGATGGTAATGGATGAGGAAACTAAGAAGCCTGTCCTGGTTAACGATATTGCAGCAGGTAAGTTTGATGTAACCGTGAAGGCTGGCCCAAGCTATCAAACACAGCGCATGGAAGCAGCAGACAGCTTAATGCAGTTTGTACAGGCAGTACCGGCAGCTGGTGGTGTGGTCCTTGACCTTATCGCTAAGAATATGGACTGGCCTGGCGCGCAGGATATTGCACGCAGATTACAGAAAACATTGCCGCCTGGCATTCTTGATCAGGATGAAATGGAGGAAGCAGGTATTGAACCGCCTCAACCGTCACCAGAACAGCAAGCCAATATGGCACAGGCTCAAGCCGATATGGAGAAAGCCAAGGCAGACACAGCGAAAGCCCAGGCCGATATGGCAATGGCACAAGCTAAGACAGCTGAAGCACAAGCGAAGTTGGCAGAAATAGAACAGGCTGCAATGATGGCAGGCCCTGGATCACTGGAAGAAACAGTGCGCAACCTGGTTGCTGAGGCTATGGCCGAATTAATGGCTCAGAGCCAAGGGAATGCTTAACGTGATTGCTCATTAGTATTTTCACGTTATAATGTCAAGTAGTTATAAGCTACCCATGGCTTCATGGGGTTAAAAAATCCGCGACAGGAGAGAGCGCGCATGGCAGACGAAAACAAAGCCACTGATACCGACAACTTTGAAGTTGTTACTACCGAGGCCGCAGAGACTGAGCAAGCACAAGAGTCGGCAAAGGCAGATGAGCAAGCCCAGGATCAAAACACTGAGGGTGATGAATCGGCCACCGCCCAAGAGCAGGATGAAGGCAAGCAGGAAGGCCAGGATGATGACAAGGACAGTGGCAAGGATGATGCCGATGAACAAGACGCCGATGACGATGCCGGCGAGGAAGCGAACCACCGCCGAGGCCGTGGACGTTTTCAGAAGCGCATTGACCGCTTGACCAAGCGTGCAGCTGAAGCAGAGCGCCGAGCTCAAGAAGCCGAGCGTAAACTGCAAGAAGCTGAAGGTAAGAAGGGTGGCAAGGCTAAGCCTGAAACCCTGGACGATGAAGGCGAACCTGATCCGTCAGACTTTGATAGCTATGACGAGTACCTTGACGCCCTGGCCGACTGGAAAGCTGATCAGAAGATTGGCGCCAAAGGCAAAAAGGATGACAAGGCCGCAGCTGATGACGACAACAGCAAAGACAAAGGCGACCAGGATACAGAGTTCACTGAAGCACTTGAGGATGTGCAGGACGCATTTAGCGAAACGCGTAAAGCACTCAAGGACTTTGATGAAGTAATCGGCCAAGAGGATTTGCAGATCACCCGCGATATGGTTATCGCTATGGCTGATTCTGAAGATCCAGGAGCAATTGCCTATCACCTTGGTAAGAACAAGCAGGAGGCCGCACGTATTGCCAAGCTATCACCTATTGCCCAGGCAAAGGAGATTGGCAAAATCGAAGCTAAGCTTGCAGCCAAACCGCAACAGCCCGGTAAAAAGACAACTAGCGCCCCGGACCCGATTGATCCAGTTAAGGGAAGCGACTCAACAAGCAAGGCTCCACAAGATATGGACTTTGCTGAATACGAGCGCACTCAGAACGAAAAGGAACAGCGTGGTGGCCGAGGCTTTTGGTAACAGAAACTTTGGAGTATTAAGCCATGAGCGTACAAGGTGAAAAAGGCAATCGCATCTTAACGGATGACATTATCATCAAAGAGGCATTGCGCCTTCTCAAAAACAACTTGGTAACAGCACCGCTTGTTTACCGTGATCTGGAAAAGCGTTTTGCAAAGGTTGGTGACACTATCAGCCTGAAAAAGCCTTTCCGTACTAAAACCGCGTCTGGCCGCGTGTTGCAGAAGCAACCAATGGTCGATCAGACAATCCCATTCCAGATTAACCGCCAAGAGCACTTTGGTCTGGAAGTAACCATGCGTGACCGCACGCTGAGCATTGAGCAGTTCTCAGAGCGTTACTTGAAGTCTGGTATTATCCAGCTGGCCAACGTGATTGACCGCTCTATCCTGCTTGAAATGAAGAAAGCGTTTTTCAGTTCAGGCACGCCGGGCACTGCTATCGGCACCAAGTCATTCCACCTGGCGAAAGCCTATATGGGTAACGTGGCTGTGCCTGATGATGGTATGCGCCGTTGTATCTTGAACATGCTGGATGGCGCTGAAATCAGCGATGCAATCAGCAACAAGAACAATGAAGCAATGGTGAAGGGTGCATTACAGAAGGGTTACATGGGCCCACTTGCAGGCTTTGACCTGTTCGAGTCTGCAAACATTCCTGTTCACGTTGTTGGTGCGCATGGTGGCACGCCACTAACCAATGGTGCAGACCAGACTGGCTCAAGCATTGTAACTGATGGTTGGGATACTGGCGTCACTGGATTGCTGAAAGAAGGTGATGTTATCACCTTTGCCGGTGTCTATGAGATCAACCCACAAAGCTACCAGTCAACTGGCCGCCTACAGCACTTTGTTGTAACAGCTGATGTGAACAGTGACGGTACTGGTAATGCCACTATCCCGGTAAGCCCTGCTATCAACGATGGCACACTGACCACTGTGGACGCTGAAGGTAACACTGTTAGCCTTTCTGCATTCCAGAACGTGTCAGCAGCGCCAGCAGATGGTGCAGCTATCACCGTGTTGGGTACCGCAGATACAAGCTACCGTCAGAACTTCCTGTTCCACCGTGATGCTTGTGCCTTGGCAATGGTTGATCTTGAGTTGCCTCAGTCAGCTACCGTCAAGTCACGCGTGCGTGATCCTGATTCTGGTTTGTCACTGTGCATGACTGGTGCATACGACATCAACCAGCAAACTGAGATCACCCGTATTGATGCGGTATGGGGTACTCACCTTATCTATCCTGAACTTGCCCACCGCATGTGGTCAGCAGCAGGTTAAGATAGTTCACCGGGCGGCCTAGTGCCGCCATTTTACCATTGACGGAGAAACACAATGCCAGAGAACAAACCAAAGCGTATGTGGCTTTATCATCCTGAGAATGGTGCAAAACTATTCACCCTGGAAGATGAAGCTGATATTGACGATCTTGAGCAAGAAGGCTGGCGAGACTCGCCGGCAGAGTTCAAGCAGGCTGAAGAATCAAGTGATGAAGGTGGTGCAGAGCTCACAGCTGAACAGCAGGGCCTGTTAAGTGCATTCCAGGAAAACCCTGAGAGCCTTACTAAAGATGAGCATGTTGAGCTTGGTAAGGGCCTTGGTCTGAAGTTGATGAAAGCCTGGAAGGAAGAAACCTTGATTGCCAAGATCCAGGAGAAGCTGAATGGCAACGACCAAGCAACTGATTGATGGTGCGTTGCGCACTATCGGCGTGCTTGCCAGTGGTGAGCAAGCTAAGCCTTCAGAAGCACAAGATGCACTCCAATATGCCAAGCAGATGCTGGATAGTTGGAGCAATGAAGGTTTGCTTGTTCCTGCATTAACGCATGAATCATTCACACTGAGCAGCAAGCGAACTTATACCATTGGTCCTGGTGGTGACTTTGACACAGTGCGCCCCACTACCATTGAGAACGTGCGTATTCGTGATGCCGGAAACCTTGAGACACCGGTAAGTATTGCCAGCCTTAACCTTTGGGCCAACATTAGCTTGAAGGATACCGTGGTAAATACGCCCGATTACGTTTACTACGAACCAGAATACCCACTTGGCCGCATTGAGTTCAGCTGCATTCCTACAGCTGGTGACACGCTGAAGCTGGTCACAACCAAGCCTATCACCGAGTTGCCAGCGCTTACCGAGTCTGTGCAGTTCCCGCCAGGTTATGACAAAGCTATTCGTCTTGGTCTTGCTATTGAGCTTGCGCCAGAGTATGGCGTTGACGTTTCACCGGCAGTTGCAGCAGGTTATCGCCAGGCAATCATGGTACTAAAACGCACCAACAGCAAAACGCGCATGGGTACTGTGGAAGTTGACTCAGGATTGATACGCAAGAACGGGTATGACATTAATCATGGGCCATTATGAAAATACCAATTCAATGGGCTGTCGGCAGCCATAAAGGTAGAAGCGAAAAGGCTAACGGTTCAAGGCTTGTTAACCTTTTTGCTGAAGCGCTACCGCAAGATAGCAAAAGCTCAGTTGTGCTATACGGTACTCCTGGAACTGCTGTTTTTTCAAAACTTCCAACTTATCCAATTCTTGGAATGCAGGTTATGAATAACGAGCTTTATGCTGTTACTAATAGCAACCTGTATAAAGTTAATAAGGATGGAAGTTACCTTGATCTTGGTGCAATAAAAATTACAGGCCGAGTTAGCTCAGCCACAAATGGGATTGATATTGTTATTGTTGATGGTTCTCATGGGTATTCATACAACAAGGATAATGGAATAAAGGTTCTAGGCGGTGATGGTTGGTACCCTGCAAACACAGTGACATATCAAGATGGATATTTTGTTTTCAACCGTATTGGTACAGGTCAGTTTTTTTTAAGCAAGCTGTTATCGACTGAATTTGATGCTCTTGATTATGCAAGCGCAGAGGGCGCGCCAGATGATACTGTTGCTGTAATATCTGACCATCGAGAATTATGGGTGTTTGGAGAGCGCAGCACTGAAGTTTGGTATAACAGTGGCGATCCAGATTTTCCATTTGAACGGATGCAAGGCGCATTTGTAGAGAGAGGAATTGCAGCAGCTCATTCAGCTGCAAAGATTGACAACAGTGTTTTTTGGCTTGGCGATGACAGAATAATTTATCGCGCTAACGGCTACCTTCCACAAAGAATAAGCACTCACGCAGTTGAGTACAGTATTAGGTCTGGAAAGGTGGATGATGCCTTTTCATATACCTATGATGATGAAGGCCATAAATTTTATTTAATAACATTCCCAAGCCAAAATATTACATGGTGTTTTGATGTTTCAACTGGCCTATGGCATGAGCGATCTCATTACCAGTGGGTCCGCCATCATTCAAATTGTTATGCAAAATGCTTTGGTCGCAACCTAGTTGGTGACTTTCAGAATGGTTATGTTTATGAGTTATCAATGAACTCAATGATGGATGATTCTGATCCGATAGTAAGGGAAGCTGTTTCACCGCCAATACACGCAATGAGAAACAATATCTCAATGAGCAGTTTTGAAATAGATATGGAGAGCGGGATTGGGCTTACTTACGGCCAAGGGGATGATCCACAAGCAATGCTTAGTTGGTCTGATGATGGCGGTAAGACTTGGAGTAATGAGCATTGGGCAAGTATTGGCAAGATTGGGGAGTATCTTACAAGGGTTAAGTGGAATAGGCTTGGAATGTTCAGGCAAAGGCAGATAAAGGTAGTTATATCTGATCCCGTTCCGGTTGTTTTTATTTCAGCTTTTGCGGAGGTTAAAGGTGGCAGGAATTAAGGTTGATCCGCCACCATTGGCGGTGCAGGTTGTTGATCCTAGAACAGGATACCCAACAAGGGCGCTTTCTGACTTCCTTCATAGACTATGGGAGAGGTCAGGTGGCAATGATGATGCGAGTGATTTTATAGTCAAGCTTATGACTGGCTTAAAGTCTCAGCCTTCAGTTAAGCCTGTGCAGCAGGATGGTCCAGGAGAGCAGGTTTTTCAAATTGGCGGCGGCGTAGGACAGCATGAAATAAATGAGCTTATTGGCAGCGCCGTAGTTATGGCTATGCAATCAAAGTCAGATAATACTCAGCAATTGCTTGAGGCAATATTGTCGGTTGGCGTTATGGTTAACTCAATTACCAGGTCGCATAGCAGCGAGATAGCCGAACTAAAAAAAGAAATAGAGTCAGTTAGAGCCATGGTTTCGTCTATGGCATTTGTTGGCACAAAAAGTTATTCAGGAATTTAGGAGATCAATATGCAAGCCGTACCAGTACAGATTATTGAGCCGCAAGCGATAAGCGATACATTGGCGCCTTATTATGCAAGCCCTGCAAGCAAGAAAACGATTATCAGTAAGTTAACCTTTACAAACCATGGTGCAGATGCTGAAGCTATAGACGTTCACATCGTACCTTCTGGCGATTCAGCTACTGATGCAAACAAGGTTGTAAGCGCAAAGCTTGTTGATGCAAATGAGGCGTGGCCGGCATATCAGCTTGAAGGTCAGGTTTTAAAGCCTGGTGATTCAATTCATTGCAAGACAGGCACTGCATCAAGCACTGATATTGTTGTTATGGGCTCAGGTGTAGAGGTGTTTTAATGGAACAGCTAACCCCGTCTCAAGTTTACCAACTATTGGCAGAGCAGGTTAACGAAAAGATTGAATCCATGGAAGAAGTCATGCTTGAGCATGAACAGGTTGAAATGCCAGTAGAGCACCGTTTTGTGAATGGAATGTATGCGCGTGAAATCACGATACCGAAAGGCACTCTATTGACAGGCCGAGTACATAAGTTTGGTTACGTTGATATTATGCTGAGCGGTGATATTACAGTGGCAACGCCTGATGGGGTTAAGCGATTGACCGGGGTAAATATCATGGAAGGTGTGCCAGGCCGCAAACGCGCTGGATATGCTCACGAAGATACACACTGGATCACTGTGCATAAGACAGATGCCACAAGCCCTGAAGGCATTGAAGATATTTTAACGGTATTCAGCATGGCGCAATTCCGGGAGTTACCGCCTGGAGAGCGTGCAGCGCTACCAAACGAACAGGAGGATAAGCCATGTCAGTTGTTGCAGCAGCAGTAGCTGGTAGCGCCGTTGTTGGTGCATACTCAGCAAGCCAGTCGAGCAAAGCGCAATCAAAAGCCTCACAAAATGCAAGTGACGCTCAAGTGCAGGCTAACCGCGAAACTATTGAGTTTCAGCGAGAGGTATTTGACCAGCAGCGTGAAGATAACGCGCCATGGCGTGAGATTGGTACTGAGGCCCTTGGTCAGCTTCAGGCCGGCATTGCTTCAGGCGAATTTGACCCAAGCAACTTTAAGTTTGAAGCTGATCCTGGTTATCAGTTCCGACTGCAAGAAGGTGTCAACGCCTTGGATAAGAGCGCAGCAGCAAGAGGTATGTTGCAATCAGGCGCACAACAAAAAGCACTTACCCGGTACGGACAAGACTTTGCCAGCAATGAGTATGCAAACGCCTATGCGCGCAATGCTGGCCAGAAGGCGACAAACTTCAATCAGCTTGCATCATTGGCAAATGTTGGTCAGGTAGCGAACCAGGCGGATGCAAATGCAAGGCAAAATATGGCAAGCAATGTAACTCAGAGCACGCTTGCTACAGGAAACGCTATTGCGCAAAACGCAATAAACCAAGGCAATGCAAGGTCAAGTGCCTATCAGGGATATGCTCAGGCGGCTAACCAGGGTATGCAAAATTACCTTCTTTACAACATGATGGGAGGCTAATCATGGCTAATGCTTTTGGAATCGACTTGGGCCAGGTTTACCGTACCGCTGAGGCCGTGAAGGGTGCGCGTCAGTCACGCGAGCAGAACGCGTTAATGATGGACTGGAAGAAAGAGGATCGTGATGCGGCGCGGCAGCGTGGTAATGCGCTTTCTGAACTCCGCAGCAAGGCGTCAACCGGTGATCAGGAGGCAATGCAGCAGCTTAACGCATTCGACCCTGAAGAAGCTAAAAAGATGCTTGAGTCACTTAGTAAGATGGATGAGCGCCAGCGCAAACAGACCCAGGAAAACATTGATGCGGTTGGCAAGATGTCAGCCTATGTGCTTCAGTCAGAAAACCCTGAGCAGGCTTATCAGCTTGCCAGGCAAAGCGTATCACCAGAGCTCGCAGCAAAGATGCCTGAGCAATACGATCCTAACTTTCTGCAAATGCAGCTTGCCAGGGCTCGCCAGGTTGATGAGTTGCTACAGAACCCTGAGCGCATGACGTTTGGCACAGAGGACCGCTTGTACAAGGATGGTCGCGTCATTGAGCGCACAACAAGCAGTCAGGAGCTTGACCGTCAGACGAGTCGGCAGAACGCATTAACGCGTGCCAGTGGCGATGGTGGTTTAAAGTCAGCGGATGAGTCATTGATGTATCGCCAGGCTGGTGAATTGCTTGGTGGTTTGTTTGATCAGCAGGGTAATCTGCAAAACCTTGACCCAGCCACACGCGGCAAGGTTCAGTCTATAGCAACTGAAGCGGCTAAGATTTATAGCCAAGGTGGCGTTACTCGCTCGCAAGCTGTAACACAAGCAGCGAGAAAGCTTGGTATTCAGGTTCAAGATTTGGGGCAAAGTGGTAATATAGACCGCAACAAATTACTTGAAATGTATTCACAGTGAGGCGGGGATGGCAGAGAACCAACAACCTACAAAGGACCAGTTGCTAACAGCACTTGAGAAAGCACACCTTTCAGGGGATACCCAGGGCGCCAAGGAGTTGGCCGCCTGGCACAATGAGCTTTACGGACCAAAGCCAGAACCAGAACAGTCTGGACTTATTGACCGGGCCAAGTCTTTTTTCACTTCCGATGAACAACCTGAAGTAGATGGCTTTACCGGTGCAATGCAGAAGGCGCCGCCAGAATATGATAGCTTTATGACTGCCACCGGCAAATCTGTTCGCAATGTTCCTGAGCGTTTCCAGCAATCAGCAGCCGGCCTTATCCAGATGCTTGGCGAGGATATGGGGCAAGAGCGAGAGCGCCATATTGCTATTGTTTCTAACCGTCTTGGTATTACGCCAGGTGATTATAAGTTGTTGGCATGGGCCGGCAATGAAGGTCTAGTTGATCCCAAAACGCCTATCCCTGAAGCGCTTGATTATATTAAGCGCAATGTGACTGGCTCACTCAATGAGCAGCAACTGAATCAGGTTGCTGATATGGGCATTATCAACCCTGATGAGATAGCTGGCTTTGCCAAGTATTGGCGTGAAGAAACTCAGAAAACTATGGAGCCAGTAAACGCTGAACCAGGAAGCGCCGCTTATTACGGTAGCGCGGCTATCGGTAGCGTTGCTGAAATGGGGCCTGCATTGCTTGGCAGTATCCTAACTCGCAATCCAAGTGTAGGTATGCGTTTAATGGCCGGCCAGGTAGGTGGTCAATCGTATGCTGAAAGCCGTGAGCAAGGATTATCGCCAGATGAAGCGCAATTCTACGCAGTAGCCAATGCGGCAGCAGAAGCAATCCCTGAGTATATTCCGCTTAGCGTGATCATGAAGCCAGGTCAGAACTTCTTTAAGCGCGTACTTAAAGGGGCCTTGGCAGAATCATCCCAGGAAGTATTAACCGAGGCCATTCAAACCGGACTTGATCAGCAGATGATTAACCCGGATATGACTTGGGCAGAAGCGCGCCAGCGCCTCATTGATGCCGGTATTATCGGTGGTCTTGCTGGTCCAATGATGAGCGGTGTTGCTCATCCAGTCGTTAAGGCTCAAGAGAAGATTGACCAGGCACTTAACGCGCCAGAGCGCCAGCTTGGTATTGCTCTTAATCAGCAGGTTGAGGCAACTCAGTTTGCACCGGCAGAGCAGGCAGCAGCGCAGGCTTTTGATCCTGCAAATGCACAGCAGCAACAGCAGCCAGCACAACGTAAGAGCATGGCAGAACTTGTTGCTGAAAAGCTTGAACAGCGCGGAGTTAAGCCGGCCCCGGTGGTTGACTACGCACCGAAGCAGCAGGCAATGCCTGAGAATATTGATGTGCCGCTTGAGGTCCCTACTCAGGAAGTGGTTGTTGAAGAACAAGCTAAGGAGCAGGTCAAAGATGAGCCCAAGCAAGAAGCGCCAACTGAAGAACAAGCGAAAGATGAAGCACAACCAACGGATGCGGCGCCAGTCTATGGCGAAGGCGTTGAGAGAGTTCAACACACAACCAAGCGCGGAAAGGAATTAACTGGCGTCATTGATCGTGAAATGACGCTGGATCAAGCCAAAGAGATTGACCCTTATGCCTTCAAAAAGGATGGTGGTGTTTTCATTCGTGATAACCGAATTCAGGAGTACAACCAGAAGCGGAGTGAAGAAAATGCAAGAGTGGATACAGCAGGCATTGAACGACAAGGTGATCAGCAGCAGCGAAGCCAAGAGCCTGGACGAGTACCTGATCCAACACAGCAACAGCAGCCTAGTGAAATTGCCTCAGAGCCTGGAAAGCGCGGCTCAGAGAATATTCCTATGGGAGATACCGCTGAGCGAATTGACGATGCACTGACCCAAGATGATCTTGCCAAGCTAAGGGATCAGGTAAAAGCGAAAATAAAAGAGCAGGGAACAGTTACTGACGACCGCCTTGAGGAAAAGTTGCGAGGAATTGAAGCGGCCATTGGTGAGCAAGGTGGCAGTATAGGTAGTGGCCGAAGGGTAGAAACTGAAAGCGGTGATATGTTGGAAACTATCGGGCAAATAAGAAGTGATATGCCAGATGGCGCCATGGTTACTGTTAGAAAGAATCCCGACACAATAGGCGAGCGAAAGTTAAGAATTAGTGTTGGTGAGTTGAGAGGTTTAATTAACCAGGAGCAAACCAATGAACCTACAGAATTGGACCAGCCAGGCCAAGAAACACTGGCAGGAGTTCCAGCCGAACAAGTACCAGGCGCTGAAGAAACAGGGGACGCTGGACTTAGCCCTGAAGCAAGCGGCAGAGCAGACGCTGGTCGAGGTGAGCGAATTGGAGAACCAGGGGTATCAACCGGACGAGGCGTTCCAGATGGTCAGGGAGAATCACCTGTTTCCACCAGCGGAGCAGAGCGAACCGGACGAGGCGAGCAGCGCGGCACCGATGTACCAGGAAGCGTTGCAGATGAAAAGCCGAGTGATGCAGGCAGACCAGTATCAAGAGGCGATGCAGAGTTAATCCAGGCTGAGGAAAAGACGGCAGAAGAAGCGCCAACGCCAGCAGGTGAAACAACTCAACAGGCAGTGCGTGCAGATAATCGCTCGGCCAAGATGTTTACCATTACGCCAGATATGGGAATTGGTGAAGGTGGCCAGAAAACTAAATTCAAGAACAACCTTGAAGCAATCAAGATCCTGAAGTCGCTTGAGGCTGAAGGGCGCCAGGCAACGCCAGAAGAACAGCAAGCGCTTGCGCGTTATGTTGGTTGGGGTGGGATTCCTCAAGCGTTCTATGGTGATGCAGGAAAAGTATCAAAGGGATGGGAAAAAGAGGCGGCACAGCTTAAAGAGTTACTTACCGATGCTGAATATGATGCGGCGCGCAGAAGTACTCAGGATGCCCACTACACAAGCCAAGAGATTGTTACTTCAATCTGGAAGGCTGTTAAGGATATGGGTTTTTCTGGTGGTCGAGTGCTTGAGCCTTCGGTTGGCACTGGTAATTTCTTGGGTATGATGCCGGCAGGTGTTCGAGGAAAGAGCCAGATCACCGGCGTAGAGCTTGATCATATTACAGGCGGGATTGCCTCACACCTTTACCCAAGCGCAAACATTAAAACGCCAATGGGATTCCAAGACTTCACTATGCCTGATGGTTACTTTGATCTGGCAATAGGGAACCCGCCGTTTGGTAGTCAGAAGCTGTATGACGGTAAGCGTAAAGACTTATCTAAGTTCAGCATTCACAACTACTTCTTTGCAAAAAGCCTGGACGGCCTGAAGCCTGGCGGCGTGCTTGCAATGGTTGTGTCTAACCGCCTTATGGATGGTCAAAGTAATCAGGCGGCGCGTGAGTATATGGCTAATCGTGCAGACTTCATTGGCGCAGTCCGATTGCCTAATAACGCATTCCTGAAAAATGCCGGCACAGAAGTTACCACTGATATTGTGTTCCTTCAGAAGCGTGAGGAAGGCACGCCGCGTAAAGGCCCTTCATGGAAACGCACTGAGTCAGTGAAAGACGCCAATGGCATTGAAACACCACTGAATGAATACTTTGTAAAGAATCCCGACATGATGCTTGGTGAGTGGGGTGCATACGGATCAATGTATGGACCTAATGACCCGGCGCTTGTTGCGCGTGAAGGCCAGGACACTGTCGCATTGTTGCGTGAGGCATTGGCTAAGTTACCAAAAGGGATTATGGCAGAGTCAAAGGCGGCACCAGCAAAAGAAGAAGTGAAGCTATCCACCAGCGTTGATAACGTCAAGGCTGGTAGCATGTTCATGGATAACGGCAAGGTAATGGTTCGCCAGGACAATGAGCTTGGAAATGTTCAGGCTGAGCCGGTTGAGTTTGCAAGCGATAAAGCACGCCAGCGTGTTGAGGGTATGATCAAGATTCGTGATGTGTTCACGGACTTAAGAAAGGCCCAGCTTACTGAAGGTGTGAAAGATGCGGCCCTTGACGCGTTGCGCACGCGTCTTAATCGCGAGTATGACGCGTTTGTTAAAACGCATGGGCCAATAAACTCAGATGCCAACAAGCGTTTGTTCCGTGATGATCCTACCTTGCCGCAGATTGCAGCACTGGAAGAATCATTCGATAAAGGCATTACGCCTGCAATGGCAAAGAAAACCGGTGAGCAATCGCGCAAGCCAAGTGCAAGCAAGGCGGCAATTTTCTTCAAGCGCACTCAGTCACCATATAAAGCGCCTACCAAAGCGGCAACCGCCAAGGATGCAATGGCGGCGAGCCTTTCAGAGTATGGCGCCATTGATATGGATTACATGGCGAAGCTTTACAACAAGACACCAGGATACATTGCCAATGAGCTTGGTGATCTTGTTTATGAGGTTGAGCCTGGCCGATTTGAAACGCGTGACCAATACCTTAGTGGCAATGTTAAGCAGAAGCTTGCCCAGGCAAGACAGCTTGCCAAGGTAGATGGTAAGTATAAGCGCAACGTGCAGGCGCTTGAGTCTGTACAGCCTGAGGATATTGAGGCCGTTGATATTGATGTTAAGCCCGGCGCTCATTGGTTGCCGCGTGAAGATATGAAGTCTTTTGTGGATCATGTGCTTGGCAATGAAAGCGGCAAGGCCGTGTACATTCCGACCAATGCTAAATGGTCTATTGATGGGGTTCCTACAGAGGCAGCGCGCTCGCGTTGGGGTACTGACCGTGTTCAGGTGACTGATATTGTGGCAGCGGCTGCAAACCAAAAGCAGATTGTTGTGCGTGATCGTATTGACGAAAACACAACAAGAGTGAATGAGGCAGCTACCAATGCGGCCAATGAAAAGGTTGAGCGATTAAAAGCTGAGTTTCGCCGTTGGGTATGGCAGGACGATGCGCGCCGTAGTCGGTTGACTAGAATCTATAACGACACATTTAACACCGATCGCTTGCGTGAGTTTGATGGTTCGCACCTTACTTTCCCTGGAAAGGTCAGTGACGACATTATCAAGTTACGCCCACACCAAGCCAATGCAGTTTGGCGTATCGTGCAGTCTGGCACAACCTTGCTTGATCACGTTGTAGGTGCTGGTAAGACGTTCACTATGATTGCTGGCGCTATGGAAATGCGCCGCATGGGCAGAGCTAAAAAGCCTATGTTTGTTGTTCCTAATCACCTTGTTGGTCAGTGGGCAGAGGACTTCACCAAGCTTTACCCTGGCGCTAATGTGCTGGCGGCAACCAAGAAAGACTTTGAGAAAGGCAACCGCAAGCGCCTGTTTGCGCGTATTGCTACCGGTGGTTGGGATGCTGTCATTGTTGCTCACTCATCGTTTGGAAAAGTGGAAATGGATAAGGAGTTCCAGGAGCGCTTTATCAATCAGCAGATCCGTGACATTGATGAGGCTATCCAGAATATCCGGGCCCAGGATGGGCAGAAGTCACGAAGCATTAAGCAGATTGAGAAGCAGAAAGAGCGCCTTCAGGAAAAGCTGAAGAAACTGTTTGATGCAGAAAACAAGGATGACAACCTAACCTTTGGCGAGCTTGGTGTTGACGCCTTATTCCTGGATGAAGCGCATGAGTTTAAGAACCTTGGCTTTGCCACCAGCATGACCCGCGTTGCCGGTCTTGGCAATCCGCAAGGCAGCCAGAAGGCGGCAGACCTGTTTATGAAAACTCAGTTTGTCCTGGAAAAGACTGGTGGCAATAACGTGGTGTTTGCTACCGGTACGCCGATCAGCAATACCATGGCTGAAATGTACACCATGCAGCGTTATCTGGATTACCAGACGCTACAGGACCAGGGTATTGCACACTTTGACGCATGGGCGCGCATGTATGGCGAGGTTGTTACTGATTGGGAGTTGTCACCTTCAGGCACCTATAAGCTAAACAGCCGCTTCAGTAAGTTCGTGAATATCCCTGAGCTTATGCAGCGCTACCTATCGTTTGGTGATGTTATCAACCGTGATGACATTAACCGCCAGTTGGCAGCCCAGGGCAAGCGCCTACCAGTGCCAAAGGTTAAAGGCGGCAAGCCTCAGAATGTTGTGGTTACTCGCAGTGATGATCAGGCCGCTTATATCGGTGAGCCTGTCACTGATGAGAATGGCCGCGAGTCATACCCGGAAGGAAGTCTTGTTTGGCGTGCTGAGCACTTGCCTAAGAAGCCTGAAAAGGGCGCGGATAACATGCTGAAGATCATGAGTGACGCCAGGAAGGCAGCGCTTGATATGCGCATGATAGACCCGGCCATGTACGGTGACTACGAAGGCAGCAAGGTAAACCAGGCGGCAGACAACATTAAGCGCATCTATGACCAGTGGAGTGCAGACAAAGGCGCGCAGCTGGTATTCATTGATCTGAGCACACCGAAAGGAGCTAAGGCAAAAGAGGCGGCAAGAATCCGCGATCTGATTGAAAAAGCAGATGAAGGTGATGAGCGCGCCCAGGATGAGCTCGACAAGATGAGCCCTGATGAATTGTCAGCGCTTGATGGTGATTTCAGTGTTTACGATGACTTGCGCCAGAAGCTGATCAATAAGGGAATTCCTGAGCAGGAGATAGCATTTATTCACGATGCAAATACAGAGCTTCAGAAAGAAGAATTGTTTGGCAAGGTTCGTAGTGGCCGTATTCGTGTGCTGTTTGGTTCTACCGCCAAGATGGGTGCAGGCATGAACGTGCAAGAGCGCCTAGTTGCTCTACACCACATGGACGCACCATGGCGACCTTCAGACCTTGAGCAGCGTGAAGGCCGTATTATTCGCCAGGGCAACAAGCTGTATGAGCGCGATCCTGATGGGTTTGAGGTGGAGATTAACCGCTATGCAACCAAGCAAACGCTTGATAGCCGTATGTGGCAGACCATTGAAACCAAGGCGCGATTCATTGAGCAGGTCCGTAAAGGCAATACAAAGACGCGAGAAATTGAGGACGTTGGCGGTGAAGCAAGTAACGCAGCTGAAATGAAAGCGGCTTCAAGTGGTAATCCTCTTATCCTGGAAGAAATGGACTTGCGCCAGAAAATCAGAAAGCTTGAACAGCTTGAAGATGAGCATGACCGCGAGCAGTTCCGTATTCGTGACCAGGTGCGCCGCCTGAAGCTACGCATTGAAACCGGCAAGGATAGAATGCTGAAGTTTACGCGTGACGCAAAGCAGGCAGAGAAGGCGCCAAAAGACTTTGCTATCACGATCAATAGCGGTAAGTACGACAAGCATAAGGAGGCTGGACAGGAATTGCTTGCGGCAGCAAACAAGATGGCTGATGCAGGGCAGGAAACAAAGGCTATTGGCGAGTATGCCGGCTTTAAGTTGCGCCTGGATAATATCAGCGGTGCCGAGTTCGTTATAACAATAGAGGGTGAGCAGGAATATCAGGTAGACATTCCAGATATTGCTGAAGCTGATCCTACCGGTTTAGCTATGCGAATTACCAACACAGTGAAGCGCATTAGTGCAGATGCCAAGAATGAAGCTGAGCTTATCAAGCAAGCTGAGCGAGATATACCAGACCTTGAATGGCAGATTGCTGATTGGTCACAGGCTGATGAGCTCGCAAAGGTTAAGGCGCGCCATGCCTTAGTTATTGCAGAGCTGAAACCAAAGAACAAGGACCAGGAGGAGATTGAACAGGACGGTACAAGCGCCATGATGTATAACGCTGGCGCTGATGTTCCAATGCCTAACTGGCGTCCAACATATCGCCAGGCAGGCGTGCCAAAACGGCCTGAAGGTGATGAGTTCGCTATTGGCAATCGTTCTGTAAAGCTGAAACCGGAAGAAAGCCCAACGCGCCGTGAAGGTGTGCGTGTGATGGTGGAAGATATTATCGGGCCAAGGCTTTACCAGGGCAAGGTAAAGGGGAAGTCAAAACTTGGCTTCTACCGCAAGAACAACAGCGAAGTTCGCGTTGCCAATTACGATGATGTTGAGGTTATGGCGCATGAAATGGCTCACTACCTTGATATGCACTACCGCTACAACAAGCGCTTTACCAGGGCATACAAAGACACCAAGTATCGTGATGAGGTTGCCGGCCTGAGCTACACCAGCCAAAAGAACCTGAAGTACAAAGAAGGCTTTGCTGAGTTCGTGCGCTTATGGCTTACCAATTACTCAGAGGCAAAAGCGGCGGCACCTTTGTTTACTCAGCGCTTTGAGCAAGTGCTTGCTGAAGATTCAACGCTTAATAAGAAAATGATCAAGCTTCAGGATGAAATGCACCGATGGTAC